GTCTTTTAATGGCTTGAACAATCAGGACACCACGAAAGACAGCTCATACCAGGGCAATACGGACGCTGTGACGGTGGGCATCACCATAGCAGCACGTACAAGGGAGGAGTTGGCGGACTTGGCAATAGAGGCAAGGCATACCATCGTGCAATACCTACAGGCACAGCGACCAGGCGACGAGGACTACAACCTCGTGCCAAACGCCATCACCTTGCAGGCTAACGGTGTGCAGTATGACTCGCTAAAACCTTGCTACTGGCAGGAGTTGACATATCAGTGTGACACTAACCCCGACTAACATGGCTAAGGATAAAAACGAAGAGAATGTGGCAACAACAGAGGCAGCAGCACCAGAAGCAACAACAGAAGCAACAGCAACGGAGACAGCTGCACCAGCACAGCCACAGACCATCATCTTAACATCACCAACACAGGATGGATTATTCCACAAGTTCCTCGACCTCAAAAAAGAGCACAAAGACGACACCGTGACATGCGGTGCGGCTGCTCACAACTTTGAAACTGGCGAATACACCCTGCGTGTTGACATTATCTAACTTTTTAACACCAACAAGACTATGATACTTAAAGGACAGAATTTTCGCGTAATGACCGTTACGGGTTCTGATGCCAAGGTTGTGGGCATGGCTACCAACTGTGTTGTAACCCTTACGGGCAACTCAGAGGATGCCAGCCACAAGGACATCACTGGCATGGCTGCTCTGCCTGAAATCGTAAGCAAAGGCTGGCAGGTGCAGGTGGATTCGCTTGACGTTACCGACACTGCTGCTATGCTCACCGCTATCAAGAATAAGCAGGCGTTCAAGTTGCAGTGGGATGAGACCTCTACCACCGACAACCAGGGACCACTCGAAGCAGGATTCGCTCGCACTGGCATGGCATACCTCTCGGACGGTAGTTTCGTGTTCAATAACCGCGAGAATAGCACCAAGAGTCTGCAATTCTCAGGCACTGGCGCACTCACCAAGACCATAATCGCTGAATACGACGCCATCACCCCTGCTGGTTTCACCAAGGGTCAGTTTGTTCGTCTATTCCTGGGTAGCGACAACACCGCAGCACCTTCTAAGGTGATAGCTGCTGCCACATCGCTCACCCTCCACGTGTCACTCACTCTTGAGGATGCCACAACGAAGGACACCACAGACGATTGGATTGTTCAGGAGCCAACAGGTTTGAGTTATGACATCTCAACCTCTGCTCTCATGCGTGGCGACGACACCATAACCTCACAGGTAGACGGTCAGACGATTGCCAACCTCGAAGACATCTACGAGGCTTCACAGCCTGTGAAGTGGAAGATTGCCAACACCAGCGGCGACAACAACCGTACGGCTGGCGCAACCATCGTCAGCGGCTCGGTAGTAATCACCCAGCTCACCCTCAACGGTCCTAACCGTCAGAACGCCACCTACGATGCACAGCTCACTGGCTACGGCGACTACACCGTAGGCGCATAAACCCTTATCTCCTTTCACGCCCTGCCTGTCTCTTCGCGCATTTTTCAGCAGGCAGGGCATTTTTCACTTTTGGCAGTCCGTTATCGGCTGCCCCTAAAACCACAACGAACTATGATAAAAAAAGAAATAACCATTGCAGGCAAGCAAGTGACGCTCGCCTATTGTTATGCTACTGAGATGGCATACAAAGAACTCAGCAACGAAGACATCATCGCTATTGTCAAGGAAATTGCCGAATCATTCACAAAGAAGGACAAAGACCCTGATGCTAAGAAGTGCATCAACCTTATAGCAGCATCCATCATCAGCTACTATGAGAGTCAGAAGCAGGAGTCACCAATCGAGGTGACAGACCTTATGTATAGCGTATCACCCACTGACATGGTGCTCGCACTCACCACCATTCTCACCATGCGTGCTGAGTTCTACGGCATACCGCTCGGTGAACCAGAAGACAAACCAGCCAAGGGAGGGAAGAAGAAAAAAAACTAATTTCCGCCAACGATGTCTATGAGTTAATCGTTGGCGAGATAGGCATAGACCACCACACCTTCTTATATGAGCTCAGGTTCTACCAGGTACGCAGAATTATCCGAGGCTACCGCAGGCGCAACACCCTAACCCACCAGATGCTTGCCGAGGTAGTATTCTCAAGCATATACGCAATGCGCGATCCAAAGGGCAAAACGGTTAAGGACCTATTCCCAGCACTCTTTGAAGATGACGACGAGGACATAGCACCGCCACTGACTGAAGAAGAGCGCAACGAACTGCAAGAGCTCATGAAGGCAAACCCCACAATATGACTTGAGTTGTTTTGTATTTAATACCAAAAGGACACCCATCGTGAGACGGGTGCCCTTTGTTTCTACCATTCGCCTATATGCGGCGATAGCCAGTCTTCATTCATTGATATAGTCATACTGCCACCGCTCGAAAACAGATTGCCCGAATACTCCGTGCTCCTATTGCGCAAGAACGGTGCATCTGTTATGGCAGCCTGTCCGAGAGTGACATCGGCACTCGTAGCCGTGCGCACCACTACTGACGTGTTCCATTCATCGGTACCGCTTATCGAGAACACACCCAGCGAAAGCAAACCAGTTGTACCAACATAAGAAGAAGGCACTGCAAGACTGATGGTGCTATTGTTTGAAGCAACTGGAGCATCATTCACGTAGTCGTAACCATAGAACCACTGTGAGGGCGTGACGCTGATAGTTGCGCACGATGCAGGCACTTCATCTACACCCGTAACCTTCAGTTTCGTCACTATCCTATCCATCGTAACAGCACGGTTGCCGTTGCTCGTGTTCACCACGCTAACCTCGTAATCCTTTGCGAAGGTATCGCGCACAGAACTCCAAGTGATAGTGTGCTCGTCAGTATCAAGCACAGGGGTTGCACCGCGACTGGCTATAAAATAAACATGGTGCGAACCATACGCGAGCATCATGGTAGGCTGACCCCAATCGGCATCCGTTGGCACCTGGTGCAACTGCTGCACAAGCTCGCCATTCATGTAATCAAGCACCCAAAGGTCCGTCATGTTAAGGCTGTTGGCATTTAGATACGAGGTCGCCTTGCTCAGCACTACGTCCACATCGTCATCCATCGGTTTGGTGCTGACAGTAGTCTTCACCGTAAACGTGAACTTCTTACTCTTACCCTCAGCAGCAGGCACTCCATCTTGTATTGGCACATCGCCATCCGCTATCTGTTGACATCCTACCATGAAGAATAACACCCCACATACGACCACCAGGGCGCACAGCACCTTGATAGCCACTACATCAATTTTTCTCATTTTGATTTTCATAATTTATTTATGGTTAGAAAAAACTTTTTCGAAATCAGCAAACACCGACTCAGGCAGCACCTTCGCATATCTCATCGTCTGCTGTATATTCTTATGTCCAAGTGCCTTTGACACGTTGGTAATATCAGCCTTGTGGCTCAGCATATAGGTGGCAAAGGTATGCCTACCCAAATGTGAGTGCAACGGCTTGGCTATGCCTGCTGCCATGCCTAATGCCTTCAGCAGTGTATTGTAGTCGCTGTTATTCATCTTTGGCAGCGCATTGCTGTTACGGCTCAGTATCTCCATACACGTATCATCCAGCATCACCACATACTCAACGCCCGTCTTCACTCTCGGCTGTATCAGTGTATATCTACCATTCACTTCACGGCATATCCCAAAATCGAATATTTGGGTATCAGAGTACGACATTCCAGTATGCATCTGCCATACAAACAAGTCGCGGGCATACGCCATCGAACTGCCAGGCACAGGGTGCAGCGACTCAAATGCCTTGATCTCGGCATCAGTCAGATATTCTATGCTCTCCTTGTCACCCTTAGCGAAAGCCCCTTGCAGGCGGTCATACGGAGTTTTTTCTATCTTACCCATGCGCTCAGCTCTGCGTAGTATAGCCTTCAGGCACTTGTGATAGTTATTCACACAACCGTCACTGATGTACTCTTCCGTCTTGCCAGCCTTCTTGCCGTTAGCTGTCATCGGCTTCTTTATACTATGCAGCCAGTCATTCCACTGGTATATCTTCTCCACCGTTACGTCCTGCCAATATGTGATGCCGCCCCACTCACGCAGTCGCCTGACCATCGTCACATAATGCGCACGCGTACCATTACTGACATGCAGCTTAGGCACTTCTTTTTCTATCCAGTCCGTCACCTTCTCTGCATCAGCTTTCACCTCCAAGGATAGTCGTGACTTTATAGCCTCCAGGTCAATCGCCTTCTGATTAAGAATGCAGGCATCTATCTCAGCACCCACGATGTTAATCATATTTGCCAGCCTGCGGTTAAGCATCATGGCATCGTTTCTGTTCACCACCGAGCCCTCAAGCCATTCATCTTTCAGCACCTTAATACCAGTGCTGATGTATGAAGACTTGCGTCTGTCAGTTATTCTTATCTCTATTGGCGCAGGCACACCAGCCTTCGCCGTCTTTTTCCTGTTGTATATGTATGAGGTAGTAATCATTGTTCTTTTATTTAGGTTATCGTTTATGTTTTACCACCTATTTTCAGGCAGGTAAAACAAAAGTAAAACATTCTGTGCTAAAAAACACCATTTTCCCCTCATTTCCGTTTTACCCCTCATTTTCAATCATCTCGCCTCTCCCTTGATAAATGAGGGGATTTCAGCATTCACGCCATCACCCCCTCATTTTCAATGGTGATTCGGCGGGGATTAAATCGAAATAGAGGGATTGTTAGGATTGGTGGGGGTTGAGAGTGATTAGGGAGGTTGTGGAAGGTAAAACATGGGGGAAAGGGTGAGGGGTTGTGAGGTTAGTGTTCATCGAGGGTTTCGGCGGCTATGCCGTAGTCGTGGTTGTTTGACTGCTTGAGCTCGGAGAGGGTGGCGCGGAGCTCATCTTTCAGTTGACGGACCTCCATTAGTTCGTCGTGGAGTTCGTGGCGGAGGTCATCAACGTGGCGTATCATTTGAGCGTGGAGCTCAAGGAGGTTATCGGTAGCAGGACTGACGGGTGTCGGTTCTGCTACTTTTTGTTGTGCCAGCAGGGTGCCAGTGCCGTTGAGCAGGTAGTCCAGATTGAAGACACCTGGAAACGCTGCACAGATTTTCATAAAGAGCGACTTTGTGAGGTATTTCTCATTGCCGTTCATGGCGGCTGAGAATGACGAGCGTGTTATCTGCAAAGCGTTAGCCATTTCCATTTGCGTATGAATGCCATGCTGATAGCGTAGGTAGTCATACGCTTCTTTTAGTCTATCATGTCTATTCATCGTAAAATCACACTTTATTTGTTAAACAATGTTATTATTTCAGGCATAATGTAGGATTTTCCAACATTATGTTGTATCTTTGCAAGCGTAATTAAGTAACGAAACAAAATCGGGCATGGAAATAGCCGTCAGGCGTTGGAACGTCTTAACATAGCGGTAACCGCCTACTTTGTGCGCACTTTGCGAGGGTGCTGCGGTGCAAAGATACGGCTTTTTCCCCGATTTACAAAACAAAAGTAAGAATTTAACACAAAAGTAATTAACTATGGTACAAGAGAAAGTGACAAAAGAAGAGCTCAGGGAGATGCGCATAGGACAGACTCGCATCATCACTCTGACGGATAGACGCAAGCTGAATTCAGCGAGGGTGACCGCCCAGCATGTGAAGAACGAGGAGGGCATGGAATTCACTTGTAAGCTGGACTATGAGGCTTGCGCGATTAGCATTACCAGGACTAAATAGGCAGCAGAGGCAGCAGCCGAAATCGGACTGCTGAGAGAGAAGGCAGCGATAAAATCGCTGAACAATAAATAAAGAAAAAAACGGACTAAAAGCTACGGAGAGATGGCAGCAATAGACAAGGACACAAGGATGGCGATAGCGGCAGCTGTTCAGGCTGCGGTTGAAGGGCAGATAGCACAATATGCTGAGGAATGGGTGACGGGCGAAGAGCTATGCCGTAAGTTCCAAATGTTTAACAAAGACTGGTTGAAGCGATATGGGCATTCATTGCCAAGAACCTGCGCATGGGTTAGG